TTTCCGATGCAGAATTTAAGGCAATATATTTAATCTGCTGAATATCAATAGTTTTATATTTTGTTACTATGTATCAAGTAACAAGGTGGTAACAAAAATTACCCTCTCTGCCATTTTGACATGGAGAGAGGGCTTTCGACGCAACTGATGAAAACAACATCAGTATGGGCGCAAAGGTAGGCAAAATATTTGAGATTAGATGAACCTACGAATGAAATTTAACAAAGGTTTTCTAAAAATCCACCCAATAGAGAGAAATAGCAAGGAAAGGACTATCGGGAAACCGTCTTTGCAAGTCTTTTCCCATTTTGTCAGTTCTCTCGCCACAGGATATGGAACTTTGACCGCCTTATCCTTATATACGATACTATCCTTATAATTGATTGGTGTCTTTATCGGGATTGGTTTATCCTGCGGTTTTGTGTTCAATGTATGGAATAGCGAACCATCTGGATTGATACGAGCCAAAGATGATGCAAAATCATTTTCGAGGAAACTTGTACTATCCTTAACGGTTCTCTCCGCTTTTTGCTCTGGTACATTGAATAACACGGTATCGGTTTTCCATTCCGTGCGATAAACCACCTTGATACTTGTACTATCATGTACGAAAGTTGGGGGGGCGGTCTGTTTCGTGGTCTTGCATCCAATCAGAGAGAGGATGATGACCATCAATAGCGATACGATAGAAAGATGTCTCATATTATAATGATTTGATGTAGGTGATAATTGCATTAACGTGTAACTCTGTGATTTTCTGTTTACCCTCTTCTGACAAGAGGAAATCCACATCTTCCTTGTTGTCTTGGAAAAGATTTTCAGTCAGAACGGCTGCGCAAAGAGTATCACGGCATATAGCGAGGTTCTGTGCGATGTACTTCTCTTTTGGTACTGCACGATTGCCCTTTAAGTCGAGATTGATAGCTTCATCCCAAAGGAAAGTAGCCAACTTCTTACTACGAGCGGATGCGTTCAAACCCACATGAGCAGAGAAACCTCTTGCATCATGCCATTTTCCATCACCTCCTGCCGCATTGTTATGGATGGAGAGTACCATCACATTCTTTGAGCCGAGCTTACGGCAAATGTCATTCACTCTCTTGCAACGGATGGATAGAGAAACATCATCTTCCTCTGTCACGATACGCTCTGCATCATATCCACGACACTTCAAGCAGTTTTCCACTCTCTTAGCAATCTCTCTTGCATAGGCATATTCTCTGAGTCTGCCATCGGGGGATTGCTTGCCCGATGTATTAACACCATGCCCATTGTCTATAAGAATTTTCATCATTATATATTTTGATTGATTTTTTGTATATAATTTTTCCGAAAAATTGTATTTTCGTTTTTATGAGTTAAGTCTCTGATAGAAATCCGTCTTGATGTTATCGTATGCGAGCTTTACATTTGTGTATGCTCTGGCATTGTTCGCTCCATCCTCATTGTAGATTTCACCCTCAACCACTTTCGCCACATCCTCAACCCACTCAGATGCGCAAAAGTCCGATAGCGGTTTCCCACGAAACGTAAAGGGGTCAAATCTACTCTTACGGTCATCGTGTATGACTTGAAGAGATTTTCGTATCTTAGTTGCGGTCGCCTCATGGTCGATGATGTGGTTCTCTGTTCGGACTCTCTTAATCAATCGGCAAACTTGCTCAATGGATAGGTCGAAAGCAAATCCTGTCAGATTTCGGATGCGTAGCATCGTCTCTGTCTTCAACCCCTCTGATATGTCTTGGAGCATATCGTTCTGGAGATGGGTTTCTGTCATCAATGCTTTCAAACCGTCCTTGTTGTCCTGCATCATATCAGAGATTATCGACTTGAACCACTTGAATATTGCTACCATCATGGCAGCAGAGAGTAACAGGAAGAAAGCAGCGGTTATCGCCATCATTCCGTAATCACTAACTCCCTTTGCGATTGCGGTTACATTCTGCACATCATTCATAGGGCTATTCTGATTATTCGTCCGATACCCACTCCTGCCATAGTCAGCCCGAAGTCTATCCAATCCCATTCACCGCCCCAAAGTTTATCTTTGAGTTCGAGGGATGCCGCCACACCTAATCCTGTATAGGCGGCGCAATAGTCACCATCTGCACCTAAACCGATGCAGACTCCACCGATGAGATGTTTCCATCGGTTGCTCAATTTGAGCCATTCCAATATCTTTTTCATACCTTAATAATTTATAATTGGCTACAAAAATACAAATATTAGTGCGTATTAAGCACTAATATTTGTATTTTTAATCATTTTTCAAATTATATTCCCAATATGGAGCGAAAATCATAAAGTCAAAGCCACAATAATTAGGATAATCGGCTTGCAATGTCAGAACAAATGACGTTTGTGATACATCTACCGCAGAAGCATAGCATCCTTTGTGCCATCCGCCTTCATTGATGAAACCTCTGCCCGATACCATGACCCAATATCCGTTAGGTATATCACTTTGGCTGAATGTTACTTGAACCGTTCCGTCTCTGATATATTTTACAGACAATACATTATTGATAGAGCGTCCATCGTGGAAAGTACCACTCAATATGGCTTCACTACCTTTATCATAGGATAGTTGGATATATCCTTTTGCCACCAATCGAGGGAAACGACCTATCGCTGATTGGTTCTTGAATTGGTCAACTCCAAATCGTCCTGTTAAAGTCCATTCTGCACTTAGTTTTTCTTCTGTGCTTCCTGTTCTTTCAAAGCACGTTATTTCAATGGTCTCTTGTGGGTCTATCAATGCGTAGTAAGTGCTACCTATCTCTGTCAATGTATAGCCTTGGTCGTAGGATTGAGTCCAATTACACATTTTAATCATATAACGACCTCCACCTGCATTTGAACTATTGAAAAAGCGAATGACCTTACCTATATCTGTTTTGTCGTAAGTCAGTGATAATGTCTTTGTCGTGTTAGCATCGAGAGGCGGCAGATAGAAAACGTTTGCATCGGTAATCACACCTTTGTAGGCGGTCGATAACTGCAATGTACCTTGCAATCTAACCTTGCCATTCTGACCATCGAGATATATTCTTCCATCTTGCGACTCCAATCTACCATTACGGAATACCCATCCACCGATATTTGCTCCCTCAGTAAATAGAAAATCCAAATAAAGAGTATCATCTACATAGTGGAACTTATCACCGAGTTTCATTGCACCTGTATTCAAGTCGAGCCAACTCTTACCATCAGCACTAATCACTTTGTCGGTAGTGATACGAGATGGAAGTATCTCAGTAAAACCGTATAGGTTCACATAACTACGTTCATCATCATAGGCACTATTAAGGATGCCGACCAACAGATAATAATATCCGTCCACCGCATCCATATCAATGGCAGTTTCAGAGAGGGTAAACTCGCCCTTTGCGTTGGTGTCTGTACGGCTCACCTTGGCATATAGATAGTATTTCTTACTATCATCATCCAATACAGGAGATAAATATTCAGCGACCTCCCACACCTTATATTCACTATCCGCATGAGTGCTTGATATAGTAGATATGCCGAGAGTCATGTGCTGCAAATAACCATGTGGGCAATGTAACTGCTTTGTCGTATTGTCGTATGTAATAAGGAACTCAATAGGAGAGAGTTTTGATTTACTCTCCACAAATCGAAATTGCAGACTCTCATCACCAACGAGCATCGCCATAGTCTGAACCGTGATAGGACTGACGGACTGAGAGAAATTCAAGAGGGAGTCATTGAGCATTGATATTGTCTCCTTGGCATCCCGAAATCGTCTCTTTGTGTATTGCATGATGTCCTTTTTCGTGTCATCAATCACTACTTCTGTTTTGTCTATCTTCGAGAGGTCAGAAGCAACGGAACTCCCCGATATTGAACTTGAAAGCTCAATCGTTGGAGAGTAAGGCGAACTCAAATAATCCTTGATGCCTGTGATACGGATAGACACACCATCCTTGGCGAATTGGGTATCAGAGAATAGAATATATCCACCGACTTTCAAACGACCGCCCACACGCAACCAATTACGCTTAGTCCAAAGACCTTGCAAAGTTCCTGTAAATGTGAATTTCTGTTCCTCATGCTCGTACATATACTTAACCGCCTCCCTAAACATATCCCAAGATGCGCCTGTTTTGGATGTGTTGTCGCAAATGTAGGAGTCTGGGAGCATAATGCCAAAGATGGCATAAGTATCATCAACTGATGGGGCAAAGGTCTCGTTAGGGAATGTCTGACCGTCCTCCTCCATAGGAACTAACTCAAACCTACGCTCAGCGTTCTTATACTTGAACTCAAATTCTCTTCCTGCAAGCATACCCGATTGAAATATGAGGGTAGCGGTTTCCCCTGCAATAACAAAGTCATTGTAGTTTAGGTATGATGGAATGGTATTATCTATGATGTCATAGAAATTCTTATCCTTGTTAGGGACTTCCACCTTTGTAACCTTGCCTACTCTTGACGGATAGAACTCATCGCAATCGAGGGAGTCTTCCTTGACCGCATCCGATACCTTATCAACACGCTCGATATATAGACCGTCCGCATCCGTCTTGTAAGTCCTGCCCTCATAGTCGAGAGTCTGGGACTTAGGCAAAAGCAGATACTGAGAGCCATATTTCGAGCGGTCGATATTATCCTCACCACCTTGCACATAGAGCCTTTTGATAGGCATTTCGTCACTCTGTGAGGTTCTTCCCAAGCCGGGTATAAATCCGTTACCTTTGCCGTAGGAGAGTGGCAGAGGGTCATCCTTGAAGTATTCCACCTTATGAAGAGAAATCTTCTTATCCACGATTTCCCATTCAGTCTCAAAGGTATCTGCCACAGACTGCAAGGCTGCATCTATGTAGGTATGGTTAAACTCGATGGTTTGCTCATTCGCCTCGATACACTCACCGACTGACCAATTATCCGCACCCTCTTTCTCATTGAGGTTTTTGACGATTTCCTCAATAAACTCATGCGGCTTGGCACACATAGACCATTTCAAGCGTTTATCGACTGAGTTACGAAGTTTGTAAAGCCCCATATACTCATCGTCTTGCCCGAAAGTGATAGTATATTCAATGTTGCGTGTTCCGCTCTTCTTGATGTTTTGAGGTGAGAACACCTTAAACCTCATATTCTGATACTCGCACCATGTACCCACAGGAAACTCGATATACTCTGGTAATGAGAATTTAAGAATGAGCTGAGGTTTCTGCATAAGCGCACGATAACGATACGAGTTATCATCCTCATGTATATCAAGAGTCGTATTATTATAGTGAAGTGTTACCATCTTACTCTTTTTTATAGTTGAAGTAGAACCGTCCGAACACTCGAACTGCCATATAATAGATGTATGCGATGATGGTCATCCAAACAAAGACGGTAGGATGCTCGTTTCTATCATCCGTGACTTTCCTCATCATTCGGAAGAAAAGCAGCCTGTCAGCATCCTTTCTGTCTGCCTTGTTACCGCCTCTGTCATAATCATCATCGTGCATACAGCAAGGAATATAGAATTTCCTTGCATAGGGTGACTTAACGTATTTAAGCACACCCTTTTCGCAACCGCATCCGTTACTCATCGCCAATCAAAGCAGAATAATCGACACCATCTTTCTCAGTCCATCCCTCATTAAGGCATTTCGAGATGTATGCAAAAGCCTTTGTGTAGAAGTCTGTGAATGCTTCGAGTTTCTGGAATGTATGATATACAGGATTACCGTCATTATCCTCACCAAGTTTGAACTTGATAGGCAGCGTTGCCCCATCGGTCTGAACCGCCAAATCATAAGCAGCCTTAAAGTTGATTTGGTTCTCTGTTGATAGGTACACCGATTTACCATTCCACACGAAACCACCGAGGATAATTGCATCCGTTTCCTTGTTGATAAGGATTTCAATGTCCTCTTTCAACTCTTCAATGGTTGGCTTATGGTCATAGTTCTTGCGGTAATTGTAACCATTATCACCATCTTTGCCGAAACCGAATATCAAGAGATAGTTGGTTTCGCTCAGTCTTACGATTTTGTCTTGTCGCTCATTTGCTCCATAGACTTTGTAAAAATCCTTATTCATCTATCTTTATATTTAGATTGTTAAACAATGCCTTTAACTCTTCATCGGATGGTATCTGATGACCGAAAGCAGTAGCGGAACAAAACGCATACTTAGGGAATGCGCCCGAGTAATCGGATGTTATGGAGCAGAAGAATGGCAGTTCACCATCTTTCTTACGTGCTTCCAATTCTTCCCAATTCTCTCTATCACCCGTCCAAAGTTTACGAAGTTGGTTTTGAAAGATGATACTGACCACGTATTTCTCTCTTGGTTTCTTTACGAGAGAAGTGTCTCCACCTTTCGCCAAGGTCGCATCGACCTCATCCTTGTATCTCTTTTCCTCAATGGCTGGTATCACGTTTGACTCGAAATCCACCACGATAAATGGCTTGTGGTCTAACTCCCTGCCGCTGATTTTACTACCTCTAAAACTTTTCTTTCCGTTCACCGTCATCGGGCTACTCTTCGGTTTACCAAAATCTTTCATTCTCTTTTTCTTTAGTTTGTTCAATTCTTTCGGGTATAGGAGCGTTTCAAGCAGATGCCAACATCTTGCATGCTTCGCCATACCCCAAAGTGAACCGATTATTTCTGTTCTTCTTTTTCTACTCTTTATGCGATGAAGTTTCCTTGCGTAATTCTTCTTTACTCTTTTTCTCAATCTACTATACCCATCGGGATAAGTGACATATCCGAGAAAGTCCAAGCCCTCATCAATAGGAAATATTCTCTCGTTTGCTTTTATGTCCTGTTGTATGAGGTCTATTCGTTCATGTACTAAATCCCTACACTCCCAAAGATACAATTTGATTGTAGCACCAATAAGACCATCATCACAATACCGATAAAAGTGCTTGACTCCATATCTGTCTTTTAGATAATGGTCGAGGTAAACGGACAATAGGAGATTGCAGACTCCCTGCGATGCCCTTAGCCCCATGCTCATTCCCAATCCATCGGGCAGTAGCCTCACAAACTGCTCCATGATACAGAGGAACTTCTTATCCTTGAATGTCTTTTCGAGTGCGTACATCGCAAAGTCTTGATGTACGGTGTCATAGAACTTTCTTATATCGAACTTATACCAAAATCTTATATCGGGATAGAGTCTCATGTCGTTCTCGATGTAAATTTTCAAATCGTGCATTCCTCTGTTCTTGATGGATGCCGATGTGGTACGGATATATCTCTTTTGGAGATGTCTATCGACCACCCTCATCACGGCATTAACCTTGATACGAGCAGCCATGCAAAATACTTGGATATGCCTTATCTTTCCTGCCTCCTTGATAATCTTTGTATAGTAGCCACCATTCTTTGCTTCATCCTCAGTTGGTGGGCGATGCACTGGCATAAGGCTTATATGTCCGCTTAGTATCTCTTCACGAACTGATTGCAGAAACTTCTCTCTGTGCTTGATGAGCCATTTGCCCTCAACCAAGATTTCTTTGCGAAGTTTACCCCTTATGACCTCATCGAAACTATCTTCAAGATTTTGTTGGTCGATGATTTCCTCTATAATATATCCGTCTCTTTTCATTCGATTTTAGAAGCCTTCAATTTCCGTAAGCCCGAGATGTTCGAGAATTAACCTACCAATCTCTACTTACCAATGATATGTTTCAGTTTTCCGACATTGTGCCGCTTTTACTGAGGGTTGGGTTTCTCGCTCGCAGATATTCACCATTCCATGATGATTTTCCGTAGGAGCGATTTTATTGAAATTCTTGTTTTTATTGTTTGCAAGCCGAGAGCCGATATTCGTATTCGAGTTCGCAGAACCGTTATTCGCATTCGCATAGACGAGACCGCCATTCGCATTCGCATTGTTATTCGAGCGACCGACAAAACGGCAACGTTGAAACCCTCCACCTTTTTCTGTTATTTCATTTGTGTGCGAGGCGGCGACCTCATTCTTTGGGTCGCTACGCACACGCATAAACGCATTTTATTTTTCATATTTTATTCGTTTTTTATCTTTATTTTTCCTCTGAAGGCAAGCCGAGAGCCGATATCCGTATTCGAGTACGCAGAACCGACATTCGCATCCGCAAAGACGAGACCGCCATACGCACTCGCAAAGTTAAACGAGCGACCGACAAAACGGCAACGAGCGGATGTGTACCACTGACAATCGGTATAGTTTGCAGCCCATACAGAGTTATCCGATGTTACCTTAGATGCAATCACATCGCAATATCTACCGTGCTTTACACGACCGATGCAATAACCCGAAACATTCAAGCCTTGCACAATTCTCTCAGTCTTTGTGATAGGGTCGAATATGTGCCATTTATGGTCTATCGGGTATGAGCTGATTTCGGTCATCTTCGATTTGAGAGCATCGGCATAGTTGCTGATATTGATAGCAACATTATCCATAATCTCCCATGTGCAACCAAAGAACGACTCAAAACCAAGGCACTTGTTACCACTCAACTGCCCTCTGGTACTATCAGAGTTACCGAGAGCATCCGCATAGCCTGTCGTACCCCCTGCACCTCTACCATATCCGCAAACCAACTGAGCATCACGATTGCCAACAAGAGAGAAGTAGAGAATTGCCATCAACTTACTCATCTCATAGTCGAACAACTGATAACCGTTACCTCTTCGGGCTGCAAGGTTTTGAAAGTCCTTAAATGTATAGTTCATTGCTCCTGTTGGAGTGTTCGTAGGCTTACCCTCATCATCGTATTTCCATTCTGTCGATGTCGTTGATGTACCTGTGCCACAACGCACATTTGCACCCGATATGGAGCGTAATTGAGTCAAACCATCCACGGAAGCATGGTAAACACCTCCAAGCCACTCATCATTATGCACCCAATCTGGCTCAATGGCTTCAACCTCTGCACTATCTACCGATATGGCTTCAAGTGAATTGTTGTTCACCGATGATGCAAATACGAAACTCTTTGCTCCTGTTGGCACATCGGTAAAGATATAATCACCCTCCACGAAGTCAAACATGGAACTTGAAATCGCCATGTTGAATGTCTTGATGATGACTCCATCCTCATTTAAGAACACGCCACCGATATTGCTATTATTCAAGCCTGGGTATCTCACTTGCTTCATACCGCTCACATCTATCATATAAGCGTTATAGTTCGGGGTATCTGAAAGAACTCCATCCGATGCAAGTGTAGAACTGCCTATTTCCACAGAATTAACCATCACCGCAGAGTTTGTCTTATAGATGATGTCTTTCAGTGTCTTGCGGATAATATTGTTTGCAGTCGATAACGGCTCAGATGTCAGACTACTCCATGCGATATACTTCTTTTGGTTCTTGAAGTCGTTGATACCCTTGTACCAAAGAGTAGGGCAGCGCATCATAACATCGAAGCCATCTCCCAAACTATCCTTGAAGTCGAAAGTCGAACCATCTGGAAGTTGCTGATAATTACTTTCGCTAATTCTCTCGCCCTCCCATATTCCTGTAGAAGTGTTTAGTTTGCCCTTTACAGGGATGAGTTTCTTTCTGATACGAGCAACATGACCACTTGCAGTAAATTTCTCTCCTGTCGTTCCGTTGTCGAGATTGGTGATATTCTTAGGGTCATCCACCGTATCATCGAACACGACCATCGTATATTGCGCATTGTGGATTGTGAGTAATGGGAAATAGTCTTGCAACGATTTCAACTCACTATCCTCTATCAGTTTCGACAATATCCACTTTCCGCTCAATCCGTCACAAGCATTATCGAGGTCTGAACCGATACCCTTTGCACCTGTGCTTTTGAGTGCCGTGAGGATGCTTGTATCTGCCGTAATGTCGATGTTTGGCACGGATATTTCACCGATGGCTGCACCTCCATTGATGGTATTTGATAGGAGCGTGAAAGTATCAATCTTGGCACATCCCGAAATCTGCAATCTCTTCACGTTGGAGAAACCTGCTATCGTAAGACCACCATTAGGATATGTCAGATTTGGCAAGTTTACGAATGATAGAGATGTCATCGTACTTGGCAATGTAAGCGTTGATATTGGCGATGTCTCAGCAGGAGTGAAACTCTGCAAGTTCGAGCCAACTGCAAGCACAGAAACCAATCGAGGGCAATATGTCGCATCAATCGCAGTAAGTGGGAAGTTACGCACATCCAACTCTTCGAGGAATGGCAACTGACCGAGATTAAGGTTCGTAAGTTCCTCTCCTGTCTTTGTGGCTGGTGAATAACTTGAACCACCGATGATGAGTTTCTTGATGAGAACCAACTGAGAAATATCCCATCCGCTTTGCTTTGGAGTCGCATTTCTGATGTCAAGTTCCCCGATACGGTCAGCACCATAGATGTAAAGCATCACACCGCTTGCAAGGTTTGTATTGCCCGAATTAAGTGTTGTGCTTTCTCCTGCTTTCAGATAAACGCTTTGTCTCATGCTCATAGTCTGGTCAACTCCGATACCAAAGAAACCATCCTTTGCAGCAGTTATCTTAACGCTCATGTTTCGTCCTGTGCATCGCATGGAGACTGCCGATGAGTAAATATCTCCACATTGATAGAAACCATCACGATAACGGAAACGAGTCTGAACGAAATCACGCAATCTTTGTATGCCCAATCCGTGCAAGGCATAGAAGTAGTTACTATCTGCCTTTGATGCTTCGATGTACTTTCTGATACCATCGAAAGATGACACCAACTTCGCCCACTTGCTCAATCGGTCAGTAATCCAATACTTCTCGATGCCATCCGTAGAGAATGGGCGTAAACCCGATGATAGTGTGGTTGTGCGCATCTTCTCACAGATAGATGCTACGGTAACGGTCTTTGTCGAGTCGTTCTTGTCATTGTCCGATGTGTAGTCATCTACCCAAATATAATCAGAGTTTGCAATCTGAGTAAACAGAACGCTGTCATGTCCTTGGTACTTGCCCTCTGTGTCGTTGTTCGGGTCAAGTTCCGCATCAATGGTGAGACCGCAATCGTTATCAGAGCCGTTGATGGTATCGCCATCATAGAGGTGGTTCAAATACATTCGTGTCTGTCCGTCTGTATCGAGATAGAAACCTACCATCATATTCTTGCTTCTCTGGTCAACTGCCGCAATGTAATCCGTGAAAATGTGGTAACATATCATAGAATACACATTCGCCATGTTGTGCAACTCATGCTTGAACTTCAATAGACGATTTGCCTTTGTTCCTGCAACGGTCTTACCATCGAGAGTAATGTTTCCGTGCGAACTATCCAAGTTATGATTGCAGCCTTGACACCATTTCAGCCATCTATACAACTGATAAGGTACTTTTCGACCATCCCCATAGGCGGCATTGAGGTCATCGTTATCTGGGTAACGACTTTCAAAGTAAGTTAGTCATGTTGGTTTACCCTTGGAGTCTGGTGCAAGCATATCGTCAATACTATCCACACCTTGAAACCAATCTAAATAATCATAAGCACGAAGCTCGTAATTTTCCACAGGGTTCACCACATCGCCCGAAATGCGCCATCTGCCGCCCTCATAGGTCATTGTTCCTGTTGTCTCAGTCCATTTGTCAGACTGATAACGGAATACCTTATGTTTGTCACCACAGAACTCACTCAGTACATAGATTTGTTCATTATCCCATCCCGATTTGTCGAGTGAGGACTCGTAATCATCGAGAGTTTGGTCTCTTGCTGCTATGAGTTCGATGAAATCACCATAATTCAAGCATCCGAGATTGTAACCGTCCACTTTCTCAAAACCGAAAACGACCGCATCGCCCTTGTCATGGTTCCAATTTCCCTTTGCGTGGAAATATCCGTAACTTGGAGATGTTGCATCCGATGAGTTCATATCAGTACGGAAGAACGCAATAGGTACACTATCAATGGATGTATTGAGAGTATATTTGCCCTTGTAGGCATTTTGCGCAGGTGTCATGTAGTTCTTGCCCAATGCTCTTTGAAGCTCATTGTATAGCTGACATGAAGCACCGTTATTCGCACCTCCCGACTCAGAGTAATCGACCTTTACCGTTATGATGTTGGTAGGGATGGAGTTCTCCATCGGTTGCACACGACTTTGAGCCGCATTTGCCGCACATTCATCGTACTTTGCCAAATCCTCAGCGGAAGTAAACTCGCTACGGTCATGCAAAAGTGTAACCGTGCATCCCTTAAACTTCATCTTTACGTTCTTGATAGGGCGCATAGATGATGTTGTACCTTGGTTTGTCGTTGGTACGTTGATAGCCTTGAAATCCTGCCAAGGTCTATCAGGGAAATACGCATACACATCAAAATATCTCTTTGTTTTCTTGTCTCCATCGAGACTTTCGAGATATGGGGGATATTGGTCTTCTGTGTCTCCTGTGTCCGCATTCTTGCAAAGCACGAAATATGGCATACCGAGATTGTAGAGGGCTGCTGCTTGTGGTCTGTTGATGGCTGGCTTTCCCTCTGCCGATTGAGATGCCATTACTCCCTTGTTAAAGTTGTATTCGGTAATCATCGTATCAGTATTGGATAACTTCAACAGATAATTGTCGAAACTCTGTTCAAACGAGTAATAGGTTTCCCATGCTCTGATATTATAGATGTACAAATCGCCCTCAGTTCCATCGAATGTGATAGGTGTCGCATGACGGCTCAAAGAACCCTTATCATAGTAACAAGCACCAATTAACTCACCATCGAAATACATCTTTGCTACTCCGATATTTGCATAAGGGGCTTGTGAAGTAGGCTCTATCACGATGGCTACATCCGTAAGACTATCCTCTTTGATTGCCGATGTGATAGTATGGGCTACGGTTGCGGCATTGTCAGTAGTGAACACTACATCCTTTCCTGTAACGTAGAAACCGATACCATTTGAGATGCAAGAGATTAACCTTGCATCATCATTTGCGATGTGCTTTGCCTTGATACGGAATTGAATAGCGAGACCGTTTGACTCAATGGATGCTTGATTGAACGGCATATAATTGAGGGATGCGGTCACGTTCTCAGCGATACGAAGTGCCATGACTCCCTCATCGTTTTCCGTGCCGTATTGCTCTGTACCGTAACTATCCTTTACAAATCCGTTGGTGGAGTAGTTTGAGCCTTTCACACTTAAAGTATATCCATTGTCTGTAATGGTCTTGTCGGCATCCGAGTTACTTCTACTCGCCATATCCATATCAAACATAAGTTGGGCAGAAACCGCCTCTATATCGAGGAGTGTTCCCAAAACCTTGAATGATGCTGATTGTGATATTTTCCCCGATACCGACACATACAAATCAAATCTTACAGAACCATCAATGATAGTGTCTGTGACCCTTTGCGTATAGGTATATGTCTTGTTTCTTTGTGCCGTTATCTTTTGTTTGTATTTGGTGGTATTGTTCTTGTACTCTACAACAATCGCCTCTATTGTAGATGATGATGGTGAATATACGGCAAAGTCCATCGAAACGGTCTCATATCGTTTCACCTCTGCCACTGCTTTCTCAGAGTACCATCTTGTTACGCTTATAGGGGTAGTGTTGTCTGCATCCACTACCATAATAGCGGTATGGAGATAATTACCCTCCACGCCCGATGCTATATCCACACCATGAATACGAAGAGGATAAGCGCCATGAGAAAGAACCTCTCCGACACAATTCTTAGGATTGATGGAGATACTATGTGAATAGGTGTCCGATATGGTTGCAGTTCCGAGCGTCTTCCACTCATTTTTGATGTAAATCTCAACGGTGCATAAGATGCCCTTATCGCTCGCATTATTGGCAAAACGATACATCGGGAGTGTCTTTGTCGCACCTCCCACATTTACAACGGTAGATGAGGTATAGTTAAGAGTCTGCTCGCTCTTGATGGTAACATCCACCGCAGTAACGTTGATGTTTCGGCTTCCTGTATGGTCGCTATCATCGTAGGCGATGAGTTTGAACTTTCGGGATGATGCCTGTGTGAAGTATGATGACAAGTCGAAAGAGAAATCATAACTCTCGCTATCTGCCGATGATGCTTGGTTCAATCGGTATGTTTCCAAGAGTTGATTTGTGTCTCTGTCGTATAGTTCGACCCTCTCAATCATATTCGAGATTTCTTGCCCTCCCTGCTTTGTCACACTGAGGATAGCAGCTTTGAGGATAACAGAACCTCCTGCCTTGGCATACAAAGGCGCACTCTCTGGGATGATGCTTACAATCGTTCCCGAACTCTCACCGCTGCCTGTGCCGACTGCAAACTGCTGCTCATCTCCCACGGTCTCACCTTTGGCATTGACCATAGAGATTTTGATTACTCCCTCTGTCTCTGTATCGACATGGAGATTAGTAGGAACGTACTTATACGCTCCACCTGTCGAGAAAGCATCCTTACCATCTTCTTGTGGCTCTTCCTTGGTCTCAACCTTAGAACCTCCTGCACCTCCGAACTCATGCCACAAGGATGCTTCACCGAAATCGGATGCTTCACCCTTGAATTGTTTTGTTTCCCATGTGTTTTCTCCTATCTTATAGGTGATAACGAGTCCGCTCTTGGCATAGTTGATGCCGCTATCGGTCTGCAACTTGGTAATGGCAGAAATGGCATATTCCAAGGTGTAGAATGATGCGGATGTGCAAGCACCACAGAGGGCATCCACATTGATGAGGGTTTCCGCTCCTGCGCTCATTCCTGCAAGGTCGAGCCATAACTGGGTATTCTTGAAGTTCGTTGACTCTGTATCTGAACCTACATATTGATAGGTCTTCCAAGAGTTCTTTGCTATTGCAAATGTGATTTGCATACCAACGGATGAGAAACCTTTGTTATAGGTTGCGGTAATTGCGGTTTCGAGGTCATAATAACCCGAAATAGGTTGCTCGTTGGTCACGTTATAGCAGTTTCCGACCGTTGCGCTACCGCTTCCAAACTTAGACCAAGTTTCTGCATCCGTGAAATCAGCCTTATTATTACCGTTCCATTGGTAGGTTTCCATCTTGCCATCCGTGCCGAGGAATGTGATAACAACTCCTTGCGTTTTGTATTCTTTCGCTTCATCGTTGGCATAGAGCAATCCCAACACAACATCGAGAGACATTGCATTGTAATTGTCAAGCAACTTGTTAGCGTTGTAGAACTGACGAGGATAGACGGCTTCCTTGATTTTGTCATCAACCTCTGATGAGTCTGTTCCTGCAATAATAAGGTCGTTTAACTCATTATCCCATATATAGAGTTTGCCGTTACATATATAGGCTTTGTCCTTACGGATTTCCACACGAGAGTTATTTGGGAAGAATAAATCTGCATTTGGCTCTACCGCCCAATTATTATAATACTTTCCGTCCACCTTGTACGCAAAGACCTTACTATAACGTACAAAGATGACCTCTCCAACCGTAGAACCTCCATACGATGCCAACATGATGGATGCCCTATCCACGAAACCATCAAATCGGGCGGTACTTCCCTCACTTGCAAATGTTTTTGCCTTTTCTGCAAGTTCGGTTGCAGTTTGGGCTCTACCCGAAGCATCAGTTGAAAGAGACTTGGCATTCTCTGCCGTTGTCTTTGCATCATTTGCGGTTGATGTGGCGATTGCCGCCTCCGACTTTGCGCTATTGGCAGTCGATACGGCTTGATTTACTTTCGGTGTAATACCGTCAAGTATCTCACCCAAAGGAACTTTCACACTCTCATTGCTGGCATTGACTCCGAGCGTGTAGAGACCTTTGGTAGATGAACTTTCGGGCAATTCCGATACTCTTTTCTTTTGGTCTGCCATATTGTTTAATTTTGATTATTGAAATATATCTTTGAGTCATCATCCTCTGTGACGATATACTCTCCATTCTCAGATATGAGCATAACGAGATGCCCCTTTGGTCTTATGCGTATTCGTGAAGGCTCAATTTTATCTTCTGTGATAATCCAATCGAAATCCTCAGTAGCAAGCAACAAGTAAGAACCAACAGGGCGGCATGATGTGAAAGTCAGCGTGAGAGTGAAGTCGCACCATATATGCCCATTGTGCAAAATCTTGAAAGTGTTGACCGTATTACTTTTGTAGTAACATTCATATTCATTACCAAGGGCGGCGAAGTAGAAAGACCTTGCTTCTGGTTGCAGTACCACGGAAAACAGACTATTCCATCTCTTCCAAAACTCATCTATTGTGTCGGCATTGATTAGTATCTTAACCGCTACATCCTTTGTTTTGAAAGTCACGTTGTCATCATCATAGACCACTCCTGCGAGTGTTGATGTGTCGATGGTGAGGTTAGAACGTACATTCGGGGCTTTCCTTATGGCTGCATCTGTGCCGTTAAGGACGTAAGAACCGAACTGAGAAAAGTCTATACCATCCAACTCATACCCATTTTGACGGATGCCCGATTTCCCATACACATAGTGATTTCCTGTTGGAATGGTAGGGAAGTCATCCGCAAAGGATAGGGTCATCTTTCCAAGTTTTACGAATTGGGAGAATGAGCCATTTGAAGTCATCCTCAGTTTGTATGTCTTATTTATCTCCCGAAACTCAAATGTATGGTATGCGCCTGTTGCCAACTCATCAAACAAATCCTCTGCATAGTTGATGTTTGTAATACAGAAATTCATTGAGAAAGACTTGGTATCAAGCACAGGAGCGGACAAATCTATCTCTATACCGTCAAACTCATCCCATTCGGTAGAGTCGAGTTTCTTGAACGCAGGGAATTGGATGAGAGATTTATATCCCCCATCTTCCACGAATAAACCGTATTCGAGGAACGCATCACGGTTATCTATGAAAAGTCTTCCCTCTGCTCCCATTATACCAATACTTTAGCGTGGTCGTTCTGAATGTAACTGATATGAGATTTCTTGTCACCCTCTACTCGCACGATAGCAAAGCCGCTCGCAACGACCGATACCGATGCACCGTGCATGAGGTAGATACTATTGCTCTGGGTCTTGGTACATTTGACGGTGGCTTTCGTGTTACCCACAAGAAATGCTCTCTTTGGGTCTGCGAGTTCTATCTCACCACAATCAATGTAAACCCCATATTGCTTAACTTCCTCCTTGTCGAATTGTCTGAATACATCGAGGGTAGGGAAACGCAACTTTAAGCAGAACTCTACTCCTTGGGGAGTGAACAACTCATCCACGATTTCCTTAACGGATTTAGCCTCAGAGAATGCGCTGCACGCTCCGAGGGCTTTTCCGTCTTGGTAAATTCCTTTCAAAAGATTTTCTTTATCCATAATCTTCTATGTCTTTAGTTTGAGACCTCTTGATGATATGTCATCGACCGTATCTTTGAGAGTCTTGATATTCTTTCCCATTGTGTCGAGCTTGTCATTTGTCGAAGCGGTATTCTTCTCTATACCGCTCAACTTTTCAAGCATGGCATTACTTGTTTGGTTCAACTCGTTCATGCCCTGTACGAGGGTGTATGTGTGTCCTTGAATGGTCGTAAGTCTGGCATTGTTCTCATCGACACTCTCCTGCGATGCCGTGGCAATACCGCTGCTCGTTCCACTTCTCGAAGCATCACCCAATATGATACTTTTCAGTTCATCGGGCAAAGTCTCCATACCCTCACTAAATCCTGTAACGAGGGAATTGAGTTCGTTTGCAAAGTCTGTCAAACTACCCTCAACGGCATTGAACCCCTTGAAGTTTCCATCAGTACCAAACCATTTAGTTTTGTACTTGTTGAATATCTCACCGATTGGCTTTTCCAAAAGTTCCTGTACCATCATCTTTTTCAAGATGTCTGATACTATATCGTTGACCTTATCGCCCCATGCTTGGGCGGCATCCTCACCACTCTTGAAAGCATCCCAAAAGGCATCTCCAAGAGTTGAAGCCAAATCCTCAGCGGTATATCCGATGATGTCTTCCATCATCTCGTTAATGATGGTTGCCATCTCTTCCGCTAACTCTTCGATTTGGTTCTTCCAATCTTGGATTTTACTATTATCCGTTTTCTTCTTGGATGACTCCTTATCAATTTGTTGTTGGATGAGGATTTGTTGCTCTGCAAGGTTTTTGAGTTGACTTCTGGTATTCTCGTACTTCTCGCTGCCGAGAGCCTTGTCAGCAGTATAGGAAACCTTTGCATAGGCATCTGCAATCTTTTCGACCGATTTCTCAAACACCTCGTTTTTATATGTGAGGTTCATCACCGCTCTTCCCCAAAAGTTACCATATTTTTCGGTTACTTGGTGCAAGTTCTTGACTTCCTCATAAGTCTCGTTATAGATGTTTCTGAGGTTATCGACCGCCTTACCGACCTTATTCTGTAATCGGACGGTATCAGCGTTATCAAGTTCCCATTGGAGTTGGTCGATACGTTCCTGCAACTTTTCAATCTCCTTTTGTTTCTCATCATCATTATTGAAGAGATTGGCGATTGCCGTTGCAACTTGGAGAGCTGCCGAAATGACTGCAAGGATAACTGATGCTTTCTCGATTGTTGATATTGCCGTTGCACCTGTTGCCGCTGCTGCCGTTGCGCCTGATGCGGCATTTTGGACGGTCTGCTCAACTCCCGATGCTACATTCTTGCCAACATCACCAATGGCATTGATGACGGACTCAGTAGCATCAAGCACTTCTCCTGTAAAGTCAATGGCTTTTTTGATACTATTCCCCACGTCTGAACCAAAGGCATCAGCGAGATTTTCAGCCTTGCCGCCAACATCTTTAACGACACTGCCCACATTCTTTAATTGGGTAGAGAAATTCTTGTAAGCAGAGGTAATGTTATTTCGAGCCGTGAGGGTTCTTTGCTCTGCCTTGTTATTTTTCTCTTGTGCCTTTGCAAGTTCGTTTGTGGCATTCTTCAATTTCTCATTTGCATCGGTCAGTTCTTGACTATCCTCTGCAAGTTTGCCATCTTCGATTTGTTGGATGATGTCATTTTTTTCCCTCATAGCATCGTTATATGCTTGTTGGGCTGCATTGAGTTCATCCTGTGCCGTTTTCCATTCGCTCAGAGCGTTTGTGTATTCCGTCTTAGATGTTGATATATCCTTGATGGATTTATGCAGCGAGACGAAAGGATTACGTGAAGCAATGGCATCCTCCATCTTGGTAATGGCTTCTTGGTAGGTCTTGATTTCCTCAACTCCCATATCCTTTGAATTGAGTTTGAAGTAATCTTTTACCTTGTCAAGAGTATATTGCAAAGATGATAGGGATTGGTTATCGAGATTACCAAAAACATCATCCCAATTTATTTGCATCTTGAACTGCTCACTATTGAGCTTTGCAAATTCCTCATCCATTTGCTTGTATGCCGCATCCTTGAAGTCATCGGGGATAGTATTGATTTTCTCCATCCACTGCCTTGTAAGGAGTTCGGTCTTCTGTTTCATTGTTCCGTATTGCTCAATCATGGAGTCCATGTATTTTTGACGGATTTCTTGTCTTGCCTTTTCTCCATTTTCCTCTATCTGATTGAGCATATCTTGATTGAGTTTTGCATTTTGTTGGTCTGATAGCAAATCTTTTGCGTAATTGTCAACAGACTTCTTTCCTGCATCACTCTCAAACCATCCGTTTTCAGTCGCACCCTTTTTCGACATATAAGCCTTGTGATAGGCTTCTTTCTGGGCTGTTGCAAGTTCGAGGATTTTCTTATTCCATTCCTCTTTTTTACGTTGGGTGTCAACATTGATTTGATTGAGTTCCTTGACCATTCCATCCTTTTGCGAGGAAATGATGAGGTCTGTAATATCATCATTGGCATCCTTGAAGAACTTTTTGACGGTCTCTTTGTAGTCATTGACGGCATCCTGTGCGGTTCTTGCCGCAGCCTTAGCATCAAAGGTATTTCCCGATGATGATTTATCTTTTTTCGTGGTCTTACCATCTACATGAGGATTGATGTCGAAATTGTCCTTGATGGATTGTGCTTCTTTCATCTTCTCCTTATAGAGGTCTAACCACTTATTCAAATCGGCTTCTGCTTCACCGATGGCTTTCTTTCTGGATGCTTCATCTCCTGCCTTTGTGTTATACCAATGGTCATAGACTCCTGCTGCCGCCTTGTCTTTCACCACTTGGAGATTAACAAAGGCTTCTGTGTATTTATTGAGATATGCCTGTGCTTCTGCTTCTTTCAAAAGCATATTGCAGTAAGCTTCACCTTTCTTAGTGAGTACATCTTTCCATTGTGCGAGACTATCATATTTGCCGAGTGCCGTTCCATACTTAGAGTTTAATTCATCGACAAGTGCTTTCTCTCGTTTCTTAGAACCGTTGAAAGTCTCTATCTTTTTGGTGTAATCCTCAATCTCTGCCGATGCCTTTGCATAGGTCTTTTGGCTGTCTTCGAGGATTTTGTTTTGTTCCTCAACTGCCTTTTCTGCTTCCTCTGCCTTACTGACAAAGTGGGAGATAACCCCGATAAGTACACCGATAGCTGCTGCAATCCATCCAAATACAGGAATGGACTTGATGGCAGCTCCAACCATTCGGAATGCTCCTGCAAGTCCTATGTTTGCGACTGTTCCTGCCGTGGCTGCTGCCGTGTTTGCCCCTTGCCCTATGGTATTTGTTGCGGTTGCGACCGTTCCTGCTGCCGTGGCTGCATTGTTGGCAATCTGGGCTTCTGTGTCTGCCGTGGTGGCGGTTGCATGGGCGGTGGTGGCAGTTGTGTCTGCCACGGTTGCGGCTGCATCCTCAACTTCTTCACCAATACCAACCGCTAATAAGGAGTTCCACCATTCTTTGAGACCATTTAGAGTAACAAGAGAAAAGGCACTATCCTTATTGAGTGTCTGCTGAACTTGCTGCAAGCCCATTGTGATAGCCATGAGGGATTGGAGTTTGGTCATCACCTTGTTCAATTCCTCATTTTCACCAACAAAGAGGGACATTGCGCCCTGTACTGCCGTGAAACCTCCAGCCAAACCATTCAAGCCCGAGATGACACCTGCAATCTTGGCTTCATCGTTAGAGAATATGCTTCCTTGTGTCTGTATATCTCCTTGTATGTCTTGGAGATTACCAAGTTCTACCGCCATTTTCTTATACTCTTCGGTTTGGTCTCCGAATTGCATACGGTAGTCTGCCATCTCTGCCTTTAACTCCTTGATACGTTGGCGAAGAGAAACGTGCTTGTTTGCATTTTCCTGCAAAGCTGCCGCCTCTTTCTTCAAGTTATCCTCAACTTTCAGAAGTTCATCGGCTTGCTCTGCTGCTGCCTTGACAACTTTCTTTCTCTCATTGATTACCGCCTTTATTGCCTTTTGCTGCTCTTGGAGTTGGGCAAATTCCTTATCACCCTCTACCGTTCCTTTTTTGTAGGCATCAGATGCAAGTTGACCAAGGCGAGTGAACTCTGCTTCAAGTTCCCTGATTGCGGTTTTGTTTAGGTCTGTAATCCTATCTATTTCCGCATAGGCTTGGTCGATGGTATCAAGTGATTGCGAAGCGTTCGTAACTACATCTATGTTTAATGTAGGTACATTAGTCAGTAGTTGGGAAATCTTGGATGTTTCCTGTTCTACGGAATTACCAAGTTCGCCCACCTTACCCTCAATGGCTTCAACACCCTCATCAAATCCCGATGTGTCGATGACCGTACCAAAACTTAACTTTCCACTATCTACCATGTTACACTACCCTCAGTAAATTTATCGAAATTGTCTGGATTGCAAGCATCCAAACTTTCATCAAACAAAGGCTTTTCGTCTTCATCGGATTTGTCATGCGGCATAGGCACAACACGGCTATACATCAAAGCGTTCTGATAACTTATATCGTATAGTGCATATTGAGCATCAACACCGAATATCCTTGCAATTCCGAGAACGGTTGCCCAAATACTATCATTTAAGGCTGTTCCACTTCCTTTGTCGGTTTCAGAATGTTTGCCTCGCTTAGGGAAGTGGTAATAGCGAAAAAACTACTTACCTCCATATCTTTGAGCCTTTGGATGATTACATCAAACAAGACCGTAGGGCGAACATTCTGCAAAATGATTTCTGCGAGTTCATCCTTTGTTGGTTTGTACTCATACCCAAAGAAATGACGGATGCGGTAAAAGCGAGGTTTCTTCTCATTTCTCTTACATTCCTTTGCTCCGAGTATGAGAACCGCTGCCATTTCGCCCAAAGCCTTAAAATCCTTGGCATGATGTAAGACGGAATAAACGATTTGCTTGTTATCCACTTTCTCCACGATTGGAAGCCCTGCCACAATTTCAGAAACGAGAATGAGAGTGGCGATAGATGGGGGAGCGATGTTATATTGCTTTCCGTCTATTTCCAATGTGCCGATATTCTTTTCAAGAATGGCATCAGCAACTTTTCTTTCTATATAGTTTTGTTCCATCTTACTACTAATTAAATTTGGTTACGGTGGTAGGACTCGAACCTACGACCTCCACGTTATGAGCGTGGTGAGCTACCAACTGCTCCACACCATGATTAATGCAGTTCTCTCCTCCCGAACTGCAAAGGGGTGTCTATTCCACACGTCAGTTATCAGAAACAATCTTCTACCTTATGAAAAGAAAGCATTTACTATCTTTACATGGTAGCCCAATCGTCATTCTTTACTCTGAACTTCTTATAAAGTTCACCATCTGAACACAAGAGGATTTTGAATGTCAAATCAACATACGAACCCTCTTCCTCAGAAGAGCCTGGTCTAAACGATACATGGGTTCTACGTGCCTTGATACCGATAGCACCGATATTCTTAGGAGTGACTTTTACGGCAAAGTCCTTGCCTACGACATTTGATTTCACGGTCAGCTCATCCCCATCAGAGGAAATTTCAGCACCTGTGAACATCTTTTCTTTGTCGAAATCCATCTCCTTTACTCTGGTGGTAATGGTAACGGTAGGCTCGCCCTCTTCCTCTGCCACTACGACACCGCCCGATGCGGTTGCGGTCAGAGTCTCACCATCCTCAGTTGCAAGCGTTGTGGACTTATCATTGATAGTTCCTACACTCGTTAGAGACGATGGCATTGCTTCATCGTCTGGGGTCTCTGCAACTTCTACCTTGCACTTAGACCAAGACATGACGATTTTCTTATTGCTTGCGCTTCTTTGTACTGCCATAATTAAAACGTTGTACGGTTAAACTTAATTCTTACTTTAATCTCGTGTTGCTCTATCTCTTCGGATTTGATGGTGTATGGAGATAGTTCTGTTTCCATCAGATACTCCGTATTGTCATTGTTCTCGATGAAATCCAATATAAGCACCTGCAACTCTGCGATACGTGGGCTATTCTTGACCTTACGACCATCCTTATTTGTAATGTCTGGTACCTATACATCAAGTATCACCGTGCCTGTTTGGACTTGCCCATCAACTCCTGTATAAAACTTGACGATTAAATCCTCTGTCTTTGCATCGGCTGGGCGCATTTCGTCACGATAGACTTTGCCCTTGATAGCCTTGCCAAGTGGACTCTTATTCACGAAAGAATAGAAGTCACGCTCGATTTGTTGTTCTGTCTTTGTTGCCATAACTTACTTTGCTATTCCATCCAATAACTCATTAACCAATTTCTCAGTTATTTGCTCTGCTGAGTGAAGTACATCCAAATCTTTATGATACTCCACATATGCGGCATATTCCATTCCTGCGCAAAGAATGAGGGTAATACCCCAAGGAAACTTTGCTTTGAGTTTATCCAAGAAAGCCAATCCGTCTTGAATACCTTTGTCTCCATTTCCTTTCTTTCCGTTTGTAGGCTGAAAACCGCCTTGACTTATAACTTTCCCATCATACAAAATCACATATCCGATGGAAGAACGCAAATTTCCTGTAATATCGTTGTATCTACCGCTATCCCTTGCGGTCTTCACGGCTTCCTCACCAATTTGCCCGAAACGGAAAATGATGAAGTCTGATATTTTGGTCATCGTTGTCTGCAAATTCTTTTTGAGAGTTCTCATGTTGGTCTTGCTGACTATGATACCCTTATATTTGCCGTGATATTCTGTAACGGTCTTTCCCATGACTATACAAGTATTTGCGTTCTGTTTTGGCTTTCGATATTCTCAGCGTTCATCACTCCATACTCTCCAAGGTCTTCACCCTGCCTTTCAAGTCTCACACGGTTAAATGAGAGATTATCCATTTGCTCAGTAAGAATGGTGAAAGATGCTTGACGGAACTCTCCATCCTCATACTTCCCCCTTCTGTTGTCGCTATTGGTCTTGATATGGCATGGTATTGGCTCACTCCATAAAGAAGTGGACTCAACCAACTCACCGAACTCGTTTTCAGTCGATGTGCCTTGTGTCATATATTGAAAATGTCCGTTGTATCTCATACTTACCAAAGATTAGAGCCATCCTCTACTACTCTCGAATATTCCGATAATTCCTCATCCGCATCGAGACCATAATAACCACACCAATAGATGATACTATTCTTAATGGCATCCTCGCTCATTACGGAAGTGGAAACACCATTCTCAGAGCGGCTGCTTTCCACATACCCCATAACAAGGCGAAGTGCCGCCCGAAAGATTTGAGGGTCTTTCGGGGTGGCTTCTGCCTTGGCTTCGATGCCATCATTGAAGAGTGAAAACTCTATTGTAGAATTATCGGGAAAGAATGTGCTGCACATGGCATTGCACAAACTTCTCGTTGCGTTCAAGTTATCCACGACTTACTGCTGAGTTTTGAGGGTGTAAATACCATTCATCTCAGTAATAACAGGGAGAGAGAGACTTTCAGCCTTGGTGAACTCTACACCATTGCTGCCTTGTGTCTCGCCAACACCCCACTGAGATACACGAATACGACCATAGTTAGAGTATGCGACTCCCTGCTCTGGTTTCAACTCATTGTTACTCCAAGCATTCTTAACGAGTCCGAGTTTGCCATCTGGTATAAATACCATGTTCTTCTCGTTCCAAGGAGTATAAGGGATTTTTTGTTTGCCCTTTTGGATGCGAACCTGTCTGCGGATAGGTTCAAAAATAGGGTAACTATTTTCCTCCATGTAAGCGTTGATGTCTTTGAGCTGAACCATCTTTGAGGATTTGTCAGTACCCCAAATCATCTGCTTCATCTTCTTGGAACGACACATATAGGAGATACGAGATGGAGCGCAAAGCACCTTGGAGAAAGTAACCTTGTCCTGTGCCGCATCAATGATGGCTTGAATATCCTCAAAGCAATCCACGGTCTCGATATTGCTGTCATTCCATTCTGTTTTGGATGATGCAATGTTCTCCGCAGGTTGGTTGAAGTCGATAGTACCTCGAACACCGCCCTCTGGGTTGATGTTGTCATCAATCTCCACCTTACCCTCATTTGAGAGTGGGCGCAAGAAGAGAATGTCGAGTTTAGCGAGAACCGCATTAACCACGGTCGTAACATCACCCCACATAAGTTTGATGAGCTGCTCATTCTTTGCACTATCTGGAAGAGATTTAGAGTCCAAAATCTGCAAAATCTTTCGATAGTTCTGAATGGTCATAGGGAGAGTGAGAGCGTGGTTAAGGATGCGCTCCTTAACGGTCTCCAATCCCTCAGAGCCGAGGATGGCTTCCTTAGACTCATCTCCGATGGTAGGTGCTGCCACCGTGATATTGTATTTGCCGATAATCTCCTCGAAGTCGAGACCGATAGTAGGAACGTCCCAATCGAGATACTTCTCAAAGATGACGTTATCAAACAATCTCTTGTGAAGTTCGGAAGCCTTATCGAAGCGAATTTGCACGTTTCGTGTCAATTCGCCAAAAAGTGAACTAAATAAAAATTGTGGCATTGTCTTTACTGCTTAATGAATATAATATTCGGGTTAGACTTCAAGCTACCGCAACCACCGCCCCAATCATTGAGCCATTCGGTAGGAATTGGATTGCTTGTGTTTTCAGAGAGTACCACACAATCATAAGCAACATCGAGGGTAGGGAGACCCTTGCCATCGAACTGCTTGACCGCACCGAGTACCATGTTAGGCACATAGAGAGGTGAAGCATCACCACTTTCTACCGCCTTTGACTCAACGATAATATCATCCTCTGCAAGTCCTGTATAGGCTTTGTCGAGAGTAATCTCATCGTACTCAGTGTTTGATGTGTCAATACTCTTGATGGATGGGGTTGCCTTTCCATCCCCAAACTTGGTGATAACATCACCCACAACGAAATAATGCCCCTTGTTGACACGTGGTTTCGTTGTCGTGCCTCCCTTGATTACTTTTGCGGTCTTGACTACGGCTGCGGTCAAACCATCCTTGTAATCCACATGGATGAGGGTTGCACGTTGCAGAACCGTACCGATTGGGAATGTCTGCAATGGCTTGAAACCGCCTGGCAGTATCTTCGCCTCACCTCTCCAAATTTCGGGAGAATGACCGCTGATAACGGTCTTTTTGAAATCAATAGCCATGTCGATTTTAATTTAACGAGTGAATAATGATGGAGCAATTAAGCATCTGGCAAGGACTTAGCCCAAGCGTCAGCTGCCGCCTTCATGGCTTCCTCCTTAGTACCTTTCTCGTTTGCCTGCTCCTTTGGCACGAGATTGTTAGAGACTAATTCCTGCTTGTATTCCTCCAACTCTTTATCAATGTCTGCATCATCCGCAAATGATACTCTCTTCATCAAATAGTCTGGAATACCAAGTTTCTTAGCCTTTTCAGAGATAAGGGATGCTCGCTCGTTGGCTTTCTCCTTTGCTTTGAGGGCAGCATTCTCAGTTTCGAGTGCTTCCATCTTTTCTTTATAAGGAGCGAACCACTTAGGGGCTTTCTCATCATTACCCTCATCATCGCCCTCATCATCGGATGGCTTGACTGATGGCTTTTTCTTCGATGTCTTTCTTGTGATTTCACCTTGCATAGCCTTGGCGAAAGGAACAAGCAAATCCACCGCTTTCTCGATGTCCTCATCTGTTGCATCCTCTGTGAGGTCTTTCGAGCCGAGTTCCACCAACTCATCAAGAGCCTTATCGGTGAGTCCGTAACTCTTGCACTTCACAGATAATGCGGTCAAAAATTTCTTCTTCATATTGTAAATGTTTTATGTAAATCTAATTCATCGGCTACAAAGATAGCGCAAAAAATTCAAAAACGTGCGCAATAGGCACTATTTTAGCAAAAATAAACATATCTGATTATTAGTGAATTACGAATATCGCAAGCATTTTTGGCTTTTGATTAACGCTTTTTAAGCAAGAAAATATTGCCAATATTAAATATATTCTATATCTTTGCAGCATAAAAGAGAGCCTAACAAGCACTCATAAAGAAAATATTAACAATTAAAACATATATCGCCATGTTACAAAAAGAGTTTGAAGAAAGAGTTGGAATGAAAGTTACACCATCCGAGTATGGAGTTATCGAGACATTATATAATGATAGTGACCTCGAAAAAGATGAGTTCTGTGCAAAATGGAAAAAGAACGACCGCATGGAGATGGGGGAACTTAACGCAAATACAATATCAACCCTCAACAAGCGTATCTTTGCCAAGGATGAAGAAATAAAGAGACAAAGACAACTTATAGAGGATGCCGCAAAATTCCTCGTGGATATTGCATACTGTGTAAGCGATGCTGATGAAATCTACAAGCAAGCCGTTAAGCTGATTGGCAGAAATAATGCAATCATCTATAAAATGGATAAGGACTACTCTCTTACAGATGATGACAAGAGCCTTATCAAATCAGAAATTCAATAAAAGGTAATGGGCGGACTAACCACCGCCAACAATTCAACGCAATTATGAAAACGTATTCAGTAAGTTTCTCTGAGCCTATCGCAGTTACATATAATGGTATGCACTTCGATGAGGACAAAAGAAAGTGGGTCGATGGTGAATATACAGAAATGGAGCAACACGTAACACTCCATTCTCTTGCATCCGCAAAGAAACTCATCAAACAGAACCGAGACAAATATGTTTCATCATGTATCACTCAGACATGGAGCAATGGTGAATGGGAGAACTTGGGCGAAATCAAACTCAATGGCTCAAACAAAACATTTGTAGCCAACACAAAGCAAAAGGTAGCAAATTATTAATCAATAATATTTCAACGCAATGGAAACAACATGTGTAATTCAGAAAGTGAACGAACTCGTATCAGTTCTTACAGATGACCAAAAGCAACTTCTCAAAGATACCATTAATATGGGCTTTTGGGGAGATACGGATATGGAGTTCCGCAAAGATAATGATGAGGTAGAGACGGTAGGGGCTTATGGCTATTGCACAAATGATGCAAAAAAGGCTGGGCATTTCAAAGGTCGTAAGATTTCAGCGAATTTCCGTGCCATCTATAAGAAACTTTGCCCAAATGAGGGTACAGGCAAATTCCTCACTCAAATATCGGATTGGTGGGATGATGGTTCGGGCGATATGCTATTCATACGCAAGGAGTATGCCGAAATGTTTGAGGAATGGGCAAAACAGAAGTAATAATCATCGGTCTCTCATCATCCGTGGTGGGAGACCATAAACCATAAATGCGATATGAAAGCGTTTGATATGTTGAAAGCCCTGCATAGTATCGACATTCGCAAAGGAAAGGATTATATTAGAACCGCAAAGGAGAATGGGTATAGTCTGGATATTCTGCAAGGCAAATTAAAACCTAAACATTGGTATTTCGTGGATTTCCATGAAAAATTAGCCCTTGGGCATCCCGATGTTATACTTACAATGGGTAGTAACGAGAAACAATATTTTTATGAACTTGAAAAATAACTATTATGGAAAAGAACAATAAATCAAGAAGAGACCAACTCATCGAGGCGTACAAACTGACAAAAGAGGAAATTGCATACCTTGACCTCTGCCACACTGATACATGGTTCACTCACAAAGAACCTCAGATGTATATAATGACCGCACGAAGAGCCTTGACTAAATACCATTGCTCAGAATGTGGTTGCGAGATTTCAGAGAATGAGCATGAGGATTACGGTATGTGTAGCCGATGCCGTGAGTCGTTTGGAGATTAAATTATCAATATAGGCAATATTGGGCGGTTTCCTACGTTATTATTATGAATGGTTGATAAATTTATCTCCATCTTAATTTTAATGTAGGAAAAGCCTTTTAATGAATAGACACAGATGGAAACAAAAGTAATTCATTTGCACTTCAAAGATGATGGAGCGAGTATCATACATGATTGGTATTTCGGTTCACTCAAAGCCATCTATGACTCCCGAACCGTGGAAGAGATAGGAATATCATACAAGGCTCTCACAAATGCGCTACGTGGCAAGAAAGTATATGAGAACAAGAAAGTAATCATCCGCATCGGGAAACTTGAAAGAAAACCAAAACAGAACAATTAAAGATTGAGTATTATGTTAGGAGCAATTATAGGTGATATTGTAGGCTCTCGTTTCGAGTTCCACAATACATTTGATTATAACTTTGAACTATTCCATAAGGATTGTGATTTCACCGATGACACCATTTGCACGGTAGCCATTGCGGATGCCATCCTGCAACACAAGGACAATATGCCCGATGATAGGGATTTCCGTCTCTCGTTGCAGTATTGGTGTCAGAAATATCCTAATCCGATGGGAGCCTATGGCGGTAGTTTCAATAACTGGGTGCATAGTTCAAACCCTCAGCCTTATAATAGTTGGGGAAATGGGGCTGCAATGCGTGTCAGTCCGATAGGCTTGGCTTTCAATGACCCTAATATTATTGTACGAGAGGCGATGAATAGTGCAAAGGTATCGCATGACCATGTAGAGGGCTTAATCGGGGCTTCTGCCGTTGCAATGGCTATGTATGAAGCAAAAATCTTCCCTACGGCGAAGAAAGCGAAACCTTATATATCATCAATAGCAAGATGGTATTATGGGGATGACTTCAAGAAGAACCTACCAAGACAAGGAGTATTTGATGAGACTTGCAAGGGATGTGTACCTCTTGCACTATACATTATCTTGGAGAGTGACGATTTCGAGGATGCCATCCGAAAGGCTATATCCTACGGTGGGGATAGTGATACACTTGGGGCGATTGTTGGCTCTATTGCTGAACCATTATACGGAATACCTCCATACATGGAAGAAAAGGCTCTGGAGTATCTGACTCCACAAATGATAGAAGTGTATAACAAATTCAAAGAGAAATATGGGAAAAATTGAAGATTGGATTAAGTTCTGCCGTTATTATAAGGGCGAAGAAATAAACCCATTCAAAGACGGTAACAAAGCCGCCTTTTGGGATTTTGAAAGGTATTGGGTGGTTCAAACCATCAAATCGGATGGTGAGGAAAACATGAATTTGTCTGAGTACCTTAACGACTATATCCGTAATGGATTGGGAGACTTTGAAAAATTCGATGATACACCAATGGCTTTGAAAGCTATCCTTTTCAATCGCTTTGCACAAGGATTTCAATCAATGGATGCAGCCAAAGAACCTTTCAAAGACTTTTATAAACAAGAATACTACAAATGATAAAGAGAGGGCTTTTGACCCTCTCTTTTCTATTTAGGTTGTACGTATAACTGACCGATGATTTCGAGATATATAGTTTTTCCATTCTTTGAGAGAACCCTAAATTTATTACCTCTCTGACCAATCCACTCAAACTCTCCGCCAATGCCACATTTGTATGAGCCATCCCAAATACTACCCTCATAGTCATATCGCATATCGGAATTGAAATGAGAAAATGGCTCTGCAAAGATACCACAAGCACCCTTTGGAACGACTATCACCATGTTATATGATTGCGAGAAACCTTTTGATTTATGGCAAGCCGTAGAAAGGAATGCTCCATCAACAAATACATCTCCAACATCAACAGAACTTAGATATTTACCTAACTCTGGTATATAGTAATCTCCTGTTCCTCTTCTTACAATCATATTCTCTCTTGCTTTACATTTATTGAGAGCTGCCGTAATCTTAGGCATATCGTTGTTGTATTCTGATTGTGGTCTTCCTCCTGTATAATTCATATTTCGTAGAGGTTCGTTCAAATAGCAATACGACTGAGTGTATTTCGTGAGAAGAATTTTCTCCTCATCGTTCAATGATGCCCAATCGCTTGAAGCATCCTTGAATAACTTATCGTATCTTTGTTGTACCGATTGCTTGCCACTCTCAAAATCATTCACCAACTTATCTCTAACTTTGACATCGAGAGATGCAAATGTTGTTTCCTTGATACCCTTTGCAAGTTTCTTTGCATCCCTCTTGGCTTGTTCTGCAAGTCGTTTCTGGTACTCTTGGATAGCAAGAGAAACCTTTGACTTGATGGATGCAATGTCTTCCTTTGCGTTGATGGCATTCTCTGCATCTGCAAGGAAGTTGGCAACTTTAAGAGATTTCGGATGAGCCTTAGACCACGTTTTGACCGCTTGCAAGTCATTGATGGCGGTATTGACATCAATCTTATAGATGACACTTTGCAACTCTTTTTGATAAGCATCCTGTGCCACTTTCCATGTAGAGTGCTTGACTGCTCCTGCCTTGTATTTCGATGGGTCTGCCACATATTGAACTTCAAAATCGAGTTTCTTCTTTTGTTGTTCGAGTGACATTAAAGCGAACTGAGAAAGTTTCGCCTCTACCGCATCATATACCTTGTGAAGTTCCTCAGAAGAGAATTGCTTATGCCAAGTATGCACATCTGGGATGAGGTCTGAAAGGAATTTTTCATCAGCCTTGACTCCTGCAATCTGTTGTGCAACTATCTTTGTTTGCTTCTGCATCGCATCGAGATTACCATCATTGATGTATTTCTCCAAGTCTGCAAAATCAACCTCTGCATAGTCATTTGCCACTTTAAGCACATTGTTTGCAGTCTTCTTGATGAGAGCGTGTTTCTTCTGTCTCTCTGCCGCCCTCTGTTGGATTTCTGCAATATGTTCGGGAGTTCGGGCTGCATGGCGTTCCGCTGCTTTATCCAATATTGCTTGCTTCTTCCTACGTTCATCGCCCTCTGCCACTTTCTTAGCCCAATAGTCACGAAGTTCTTTCTCCCTCTCTGGTGTACGTTCCTCATGTCTCTTGGCTGCAATATCCTCAATGGATGGTGTTTGGTCAGGATTTAGTATCTTGTCTATCACCTTGGCATTGTTCTTGATGAAATAGGGTTCTGTTCCTCTCGCTTTGGATGCCGCTATCTTGTCGGCATTATCATTCACCCATTCCTTGAAATTATCGGGATAGGACTTGATTTCTCGTCCTCTGACGAGTCTTTTAAGTTCTGCCCTCCAATCCTCACCATTGAGCATCATCTTTGTAAGGTGGGCGGTTTCTTCTGGTGGGAGAGTGATAGGGGTAACATAACAGAAACATTGAGGATGCCATCCATCGAATACGAAATCCTTTGGATAGTCCCCTGCAAGTTTATCACAAATATCTTTCTTGGGATGACTACGAGACAAATTCACTCTCTGACCAAGAACAAAGTCCATTTGAGACCATCTTTCATGGTCAGCCCTACGATATGCAATATTGGTCTCTGTTCGGGTTACACGCATGGCATTCTTGGCAGAAGACTTATA